CTAAATCTCGGCCACTTTCTGGGCTTTTTTGCGCTCGTGCGGCTTTAGGTATACCTTGCGCAGGCGAATGCTGTCGGGCGTGACTTCAACAAGCTCGTCATCATTGATATAGGCCAGTGCTTCTTCCAGCGGCAGGCGTGTCGGTGTGGTCAGCTTGACCGCATCATCTTTACCGGCGGCGCGAATATTGGTCAGCTGCTTGGCTTTCTGGACATTCACATCCAGATCATTATCGCGGCTGTTTTCACCGATGATCATGCCTTCATAGGCTTCATCGCCGGGATCAATCATGATCACACCACGCTCTTCCAGATTCCACAGCGCATAGGCCACCGCCTTGCCCGCAGCATTGGCAACCAGCACGCCGCGCTGACGGCCACCGATCTGGCCCTTATACTCGTCATAGCGGTCAAACGACCGGCTCATGATACCCGTCCCGCGCGTATCGGTGAGGAATTCGCCGTGATAGCCGATCAGACCCCGCGTCGGAATTTCAAAGGTCAGGCGCACCTTGCCACCACCCGATGGCTGCATGCCTTTCAGATTGCCTTTGCGCAGGGACATTTTCTCGACGACCACGCCCTGATAGGCTTCGTCCACATCCACCTGCACGCTTTCATAAGGTTCCTGACGCTTGCCGCCCTCATCGCGCACCAGCACACGCGGGCGCGAGATAGACAGCTCAAAGCCCTCGCGGCGCATGGTCTCGATCAGAACCCCCAGCTGCAACTCCCCGCGACCTGCAACCTCGAACTTGTCCTTGCTCTCGGTTTCGCTGACCACGATGGCAACATTGGATTCGGCCTCTTTCAGCAGACGGTCGCGGATCACGCGGCTGGTCACCTGCTTGCCCTCACGGCCCGCAAGTGGGCTGTCATTGACACCAAAGGTCATGGCGAGTGTTGGCGGATCAATCGGAATGGATTTCAGCGGCTGTTCTACGGAGACATGCGCCAGCGTGTCAGCGACCGTTGCGTCGCCCATACCCGCCAGAACGATGATATCGCCAGCGGACGCGGTCTCGACAGGGACACGTTCCAACCCTTCAAAGGCCAGCAGCTTGGTCACCCGACCGGTTTCGATAACGCCGGTATCTGGACGCAGGGCGCGGATGCTTTCACCAACCTTGACGGTGCCCTGCTCCACACGGCCGGTCAGGATACGGCCCAGGAAGTTATCGCGCTCGATCAGAGTGACCAACATGGCGAAATTGTCATCCAGCTTACCCGCGCGGATGGGGGCTGGCTCTTCCACATGATCAACAATCGCATCAAAAAGCGGCGTCAGATTTTCACGGTCATCCCCAAGGTCGCTGACAGCCCAGCCGTCACGGCCAGAGGCATAAAGCACAGGGAAGTCCAGCTGGTCTTCATTGGCATCCAGCGCCACAAACAGGTCGAAGCAGGCATCAACGGCGGCTTCGGGGTCGGCGTCGGGCTTATCGATTTTGTTGATCACCACAATTGGCTTCAAACCGATGGACAGCGCCTTGCCGGTCACAAACTTTGTCTGTGGCATCGGGCCTTCGGCAGCGTCAACCAGCAGAACAACACCGTCCACCATCGACAGGATCCGCTCAACCTCGCCGCCAAAGTCAGCGTGGCCCGGCGTATCCACGATATTGATACGCGTTTCGCCCCACGTCACGCTGGTACATTTCGCCAGGATGGTGATACCGCGCTCACGCTCCAGGTCGTTTGAATCCATCGCCCGCTCTTCCACGCGCTGATTTTCGCGTACGGTCCCCGCATGCCGGAACAGGCTGTCAACCAACGTGGTTTTGCCGTGGTCAACGTGGGCGATGATCGCGATATTACGAAGCGACCGGGCAGAAGACGACTGGACGTTAGACGACATGGATATGGCTTTCTGTTCATTGTGCACTGCACGGTGCAAGGCACTTGCGCGGGCTTATAGGTGGCACGACCAAAGCACGCAAGCGCGAAAGATATGGCAGTGACGGTATATGCCCTGAATATGCGCTGGAAATATGATCTATGCCTCGATTTCAGGCGCATACTAACGCCAGCACCATAACCCTGTGTCTTTACAAAGGGGTTAATGCCGGGACACATCTTGATCGCCAGTTTCTGAGACAAAATCTACCTTGCACGCGCCCTGCCCCCGGTGATGATATTCATGCGGCTAATCTGCCTGTGCGGTGCGGTGTTGGTCAGACCTCTGACGGATGCAGACCCCATTCGCGACGCCAGTCGTCCCCGTCGCGGGAAATTGTCAGAATGTCCCCGCGATTGGGACCATGTGCCCGGTAAGACAGATGCAGCCACCGGGACCACGCCCCCAAATGCACATTGGTGGTGCGCCGGCGTTCTTCCAGAATCAACTGGTCAAAAGGGATCGTCCCATCGTCTGCAATTAGGGTCGCCAGATCGACAAGGCCGTCACCAACGACAATATCTGCTGCCTCGCCGAAAATATGCGACGACTCTGGCACACCGCCAACCGCACGGTTCAGCGCTGCAGACCGATAGCCGGAACTGACGCGAACCGGTCGCCCCGCCAGCGTGCGGACAGGTTCCAGCACATGCAGACACAGCTGGCGCAGATTGGCGATGATATGATCCTCAGCAATGCGGTTATCGATACCGCGACTTTTGGCGATACGGCTGCGCGTGAATTCATACAGAGTAAAATTTGGCGACAGGGCCAGATAGGGGTCATAGCCTGTGCCTTGATAAACGGTGGTCATCATGCCCATCCCAGTTTGTCGGTCAGAAGAAACAGCAGCAACAGACCCAGCTTGGTCATCACCACCCACAAGAGACGCCGCACCAGCTGCCAGCGCTGGTCGCACGCCTGTTCGTGCCGGGCGAGACGGTCGATAGCCAGGGTGGCCTTGATCAACGCCTGCTGGACATCGCTTGCCGGGGTGCCGCTGCTCATCGGATCAGGTGCCCGACAGCCAGCAGAAGGGCAGCAGCCAGGACACATTCAGGCACCCAGGCGCGGCGCAAAAAACGGGATAGACACTTGATAAAAACCGTAAGGGCCGTGCGCAGGCGCATGCCCCCGGCGCGAAGCCAGTGCATCATGGGAAATTCCTTTTTGTGTGTGAGGGGTATTGGTGTAGCCGCTGGCCACACCGCAGACCGGAAATCGGTTTAGTCCGGCCAGACAAGGGTTTCGATGACCGCATCCACCGCGGCTATATCGCTGGCTGCCATGATCGCAGCCTTGGCGGCAAACCGTATGCCTTCAATGGCCCCAACTCGCTGATCGCAGGCGCTGGCTGCCGTCAGCACCGCGTCCGCACGGGTCGTAAGTTCCGCTGCGTCAGGGGTTCCGCCCTCGGCCAGAAGCGGATAAGATGCTGCAAGCGGTTCTGTGTCCGCCAGGCAGCGTTCTGCTTCCAGCCGCTTGACCATATACACCTGATCCATATAGGGCCCCGCCGAATAGACCAGACCCCGCGCCCGGCCCGCATCATGGTCAACGGCCTGACAGTAAACGATTTTATAGTCATCCAAATTCATCGGTAGAACTTTCGTAGTTTCAGGGCACTGCCACCAACATCCACCGTGACATTCTGCGAATGCAGGCGACCGACCAGCAACTGATAGGAATTGGTGCTTCCCGACCCACGGTCGATATCGTCAAACTGGATGCTGAAGCTTTGATAATTGCTGCCCAGCACAATCTGTTCGGTATGAATGGCATTCAGATTGTTGTTACGGCGGATATACAGCACCAGGTCGGCAACGCCCGACGCACTGCGTATCCAGAAACTGCCGGTCAAAGTGACCCCGATTTTCTGCGACCCGCTATAGACCGGCACCCCGGTTATCTGCGCAAGCTGCACGACATTTTGGCTATTGCTAAGCGACCATGTTCCCGAACTGCCAGCAACCGATTGGGGCTCGGTCACCGCATAGACGTCCATATGGTCCGTTCCAACCGTATTCCGGTCAGCCAGCGCCCCGGTATTGCGCGTTGCAAAGTCCGCAGGCTTGCCGGATCCGGCAATATCCGACCATTGCTGGCTACTGTTCAGAAGATTGCTATCAGACGGCTGCCCGGCGATATTCGCCCCCCAACTGGCACCAAGGGTGGCACCGTTTTCGGGTTTGTTGCCGTCGTCATTGGCAAGCGTGGACCAGTCTGCCCGCTCGTCGCGCCATGCCGCACTGCGCCCACCCAGATTGACGGTCAGACCGCGCGCGCCCACGGCACCTGTCCCGCTATCCTCGCGCTGTAATCCAAAGGCGATTGATACGGTCCCTGCCGGGATCACCAGTCCGGGAAAGGTCACGCGCTGATAATCGGCGGTACCGGCCACACTGAACGTACTGCGGTGCGTCTCGAATGTGGTTCCGCTTGTGTCTTTGCAGGATATGCTCAACAACCCCCGCCGGCTTCCTGGCGAGACGACCTGAAGGCCGCAGCTGATCTGATCCCCGGCGCTAAGCCCCATGGCAGACAGTGTCCGGACCGCAATGGATGTGTTGGCGGCTGTATCCGCGGCGGCAATGTCGAACAGTGCCGCACTTGTACCCACCCGGTTCACGGATTCGGGCGCTTGCGGTACACCGGAGGCACGGCCAATACCGATATAGTCGATAAAGAAAACATCCCCCACCGTCGTCGAGGGATCAAAGCGGATCTGCTGGATGGTCGATGTCGACCAGTCACCGATCCCTGCCATGTCAAACACCAGAACGCGTTCTGCGTTCGCGGGGATATTCACAACCAGGGATGCGCTATTAGCCGCCGAGAATCCGTGATCATCTGTTGCAAAAAACAGGCGGACATTCTCGTTGACGCCGCCCGCTGACCCCACACGGCGCAGCTTGACCGCGACCTTGTCACTCGCAGCCCCCACCACCTGCAGCCCGGATGGACTGATCAGCTTGGCATCTGTGCCGGTGGTGGTGACCTGATAGCCACCGGCAGCCGGGACAATGGTCAGATTATCCCCGGTCCACTGGGTGGTATCGGTGGCATCAAAGTCCCATACCGGCAACAGGGCAAGGGCGGCATCGGCTGTTATCAGGGCCTCACGCGGGAGGACGGCACCGGTATCAGGGTCGTAAATATTGGTGCCGGGAATGGCCCCGTCCGTGGCCCCGTCCTCGGGCCGGTCAGCACCGCCAACCGCCGACCAGGGAATATCCAGCGCCTCGGCGGTGACCATGACCGTAATGTCGGATGACCAGGCACCCGCCGCGCCGTAAACATCCTGGTGGCGCATCTGCAGATCATAGGCCACATCCGGTGTTACCGGCGCGATCAGGTGACCGCCAGCGGCGGGGGCGACCAAATGACTGACCCAGGGTGCAGACGCCGCACCGCTTGGGCGCAGGCGCAGCTCACTCATTCCCAGACCGCTATGGGTCTCGGCGCTCCAGCTGACCAGAATGCCTGGCACGGGGATGCCGCCAATGCTTCTCTCGGCGCTGCTTTCCCCGGCAAAGCCTGTCACGGCAGGCAGTGTCGCCGTTGTGGGCAAGACCGGGGTTTCAAAATGCGCGGCCTCGTCCGATGCGGCCCATGCCCAGACCGCCTCGGTTTCCTCGACAAGGTCAAAGTCGATGCTGACAGACCGGTCGTCCACCGCAATTACACGGTCACGCACACGGAAACAGCAGGGCGCATCCATCAAATACGGCAAGTCCAGAGTGACGATATCGCCAGGCTCGACCTGCAGACCGGACAATTTGGTACTCAGCGTCAGGGTGCGAGGTTCGCGGCCGCCCTCCCCCCCTGTACGGCTGGCCTTAAGTGCTACATGCGCCAGACGCTGCGCGGCGCTGTGCGTCGGGGTGAAAGGCAGCGACAGTTTGGCCATAAGCTCCTGACCGTCGGCCGCGAAGGCAGCATCATCGCGCGCCTTTGGATATTCTTCCAGCTTCATGTCGCTAGCGGTATTGGCAAAGGTACCGCCGACCGTATTCACCAGACCGGTTTTCGACTTCACCGTCTGCAGTCTGCCCACCGACAGGACATCGCCCGCACCAAGCGTGACCACAGGCGGCATCCAGGCCCCGGCCAGAATGCGCACCCCGCGTGCCAACAGCGTAATATGGCCGGCCATCGCAATTTCAAAATGCTGAAGATTGGTCAGATGATCCGCGCTTGCATCCATCACCCCGCACGCGCGGTAGCGCGGTTCCTGGCCTGCGGGTGACTGGGTTGTCACTGTCTCGTCCGCGACATTGGCGGAGGCAATAATCTCGTCACCATAAGCCGATGTCCGGCTTGCCGGCAGCCCCATGCCCGCGACCAACGCCTGACTGGTCCCCTGACGCCACCCGATGCAATAGGTCAGCGCGCACAGAACCGGATTTTCGCTATACCCCCAACTGACGGGATCATCCCGGCGCTGATCGCCTGTGCCCCCCGCTGTGTCATCGTCCCGGGGGTCATAAACCCGCAAACCACGGCCATGAAATTTCAGGCTAAGCGGCGCGGTCAGAATCTCGGGGTCCAGTTCCTGGCGCACCGCCACATAGGCCAGGCCATTCAGCTGGTGATCATCGGTCCACTGCGCCACCTCATCGCGCAGGCGGCTGATGGCGGGCTGACCATCGGTGCCGAGACGCGTGTACAGGCGCACGGTGCCGCCGCTATAGCGACCACTGACCTGACCGGTTTCAAGGTCGCTGATGAATAACGTCTCGCCTTCAACTGTGGTGGCCTTAGTGATGGCGTCAATCTGACCAATACCCAGCACGAACACCTGCCACAGCACACTGCCGTCATCGCTGGTCAGCTCGAACACCTTGTTGCCAGGGGTTGCAAACATACCGAATAGCAAAGTGCGCGGCTGAACTCCGCCCTGGGTGGGATAAAGCTGGCCAAAACCGTCCGGAAATCGCGGGGCCTTGATCAACAGTGACGACGCCCCCGATACCACCAGCCCCGCCCCGGTGATTGCCAGCGTTGTCGCGGTAAAGATCTCTTTGGCGACTAGAAATTCGCGCACCCCTGGTACAAACAACATGGCGATACCGATAGCGATGCTTGCTATTGCGACGACTTTCTTGCTCATGACCCTACCTTGAACGCGTGTTTGATCTCGGATTTTGGAACGGCCACCAGCCCGGTTTGGACGGTGCGACCACCGATTTGCGCCTCACCAACAAACAGCGCATCCTTGCCGGTGAAAATACCCAGGGCCGGACCGTCTTCCCCGCGCGCCAGAGCCAGATCACCGCGCCCGGCCCGCGACACATGCACGGGCTGCCCGAAGGTGCTGCAGCAAAAGTGATAGAGACTGCGGTGACCGGCTGCTTTCAGCACTGCCTGCGCGCTTGTTGCATCGCTGTAACGCCCCCGAAACGGCCCAAGCAGATCCTCACCGGTCATCGCCTCGACAACACTGGCGGCAAAGGCCGCGCAGTCATGCTGACCCCACTGAAAATCAAGATGTCGCGCAGCCGCAATGCTGCGGGCCAGTGCCTCTGGCCAGTCTTCGCGCCGGTTCATAAACGCTGTCCTTTAAAAAATAGGGCTATGCCGCGGTGGCAGGTCGTAACAAAGATCGCCGTGGGTCGGCCGCATAGGCGGAGACCCCTAACTAATGCAGGTGGATAGTCCCCGCACGGGCTGACACGCCGCCAGGGCCACCGATGCCGTAAGCCGTGCGGCCCCCGCCGAATTTGGTCGTTTGTGGCTGGGTCGCGAATTCCAGACCCTTATCGCCCGGAAAGATCTGCTGCTGGGCGCCGTCGGTCAGCATATGCTGTGTACTGCGGCGCAGAAGTGCGGTTTCGCTTGACCCCGACAACGTCATCGTCAGCGCCGCCCCAACACCGCCTGCAGAACCACCCGGACCACCAGTTGATCCGCGACGTCCAGTTCCACCGCCGCTGCTTGCTGTCATGGCGCAGCTATCGATTTCGCCGATAAAGCATGGTTCTGCACCCAGGGCAGCGTTGGTGACCGCATCAAAGAACACCATGTCGATCATGATGGCGCCGCCACGGCCCTGACCATCGCGCAAGGCGCACAACGCCGGGTCCCGGTCATCAAAAGCCAGCCGGAAGGTGACCTTGTTATCACCGCCGTCCAGATCATGGCCGATTTTGTCAAAATTGGTCAGGCGCGCATCGCCCTGCCAGGTGATACCATTCCAGTCCAGACTGCCGGACCCGGTCCACGCATAGACCGTCTCGCCGGGCAAATGCATTTCGATCAGCATGGCAACAGCCAGACGGATATCATCAAGACGCCCGGCAATAGCCGCCTCCAGGCTCATGGATCGACCTCCACCCAGTTAAAGGCCACGGGGTCAGCACGCAGACCCACCTCTATGGGTTCTGGCACAGCCTCCAGCCGCGCCTCCAGGGTCGGGGCAATCAGCTCTACCGCCGATGTCGTGGGCGGCAGGATCCGCAGGGTTGGCTCGAAAATCAGCACCGCCTCGCCAGCGGCATTGCTGTCAGCGTCTACAACCAGACGCTTTAACTCACGGTCGACCTTGAAATAGTCCCCCGCACGCATGACCGACGGACTGGACGGCGGCAATCCCGCCATCGTGCACCGTCTGGGCTCTGCCCCCGACAACAGGGTTGGACCGCCGTTCGCCTGCAGATGCGCGACCAGCGCCGCAGACGGGCCGTCCCAGCCGGGGTCAGCGGTGACAAAACATCCCTCTGTCCCGCGCAGCGCATCAAAAAATGCAGTCCACATACGGGCCTCAGAACGGCTCAGCGGCGGCGTCTGATACACCCCCCGCCACCGGTCCAAAGTCCCCGCACCAATGGACAGGGTCTGCGCCCGCCGCGACAACAGGCTTTCCTGCGTGGTTTCGTACCGGTCCAGATAAAAACTGGACCGTTGAAACCGCGTCATCGGCATCTCGATCGGAAAGGTGATTCCAGGAAACGGATCGGGAGATGTGCTCATGCTTTCCTCCTATGCAAAACACATGATGGACATAAAAAACCCCGGCTGCAGATGCAGGACCGGGGTATCCGCGAGACGGGGGTAAAGGCATAGATCAGCAAATACCGCCTATACAGGCTGATGGTCCAGCGCGGCTTCCGCCACCGCGCGGACGAAGCGCATTTCCTCCACAATGCTCAGGCCCTCGGGCATGGTATAGCGCATGTGCTGATGCCATGTGCCGTCCGCGCCGCGCACGCTGGACCCAGTACCCCGCTGCAATGGGTCTGCTGGGGCCAATGCCCTTGGTGTCCTATAAGGTGCCGCCCGTGACACGGCATTCAGGGATGTGGTGTTCCGGGATAGAGCCGTCTGTAAAACCGCATTCAGCGATGGGGCAATCTGGATGACGGGACGTGCCAGATGTGCAGGTTGCTGACGGCTGCGTGGATGGTTTTGGCGCAGGCTGCGATCCAGGGTGTTTACGCTGCCGCTAACCGAAGCCCTGATACTGGCAAACAGATCCAGAATACCGGCAAGAAACACGTCCTGTGATTGAGGATATGGCTTTGGAACAGGTGCCAGTGCCGTATCCCCATCGCGGTCTGGCATATCTGGCGGGGTCTGCGGGGTCATAACCGGGCTCCAACAATATATATTCCGAATGCATTTAGCGAATACCGGCGCGGGCGCGTGTCAGCTTGTCCATGATGCGGGCTTCGATTGCGGGCAAGTGACTGTAGATCTGTGCCCGCACGCTGTCGCGTACATCGGCCGTGATCGAAAAATTCTGGGTGACATGGGGTGCGCTATTCGACTGGCTGACATGCTGGCTATCGCCGGCATTGATGATGGTGGCTGCACGGTCGGGGACAATCAGCTCTGCCCCGCGTTCACCGACCAGTGTCGGCATGCCCGGCTGGACGCGCCCGCCCGATGCCCGGCCAAACAGCCCCATCACCGATGGAAACAGGCCGCCGCCTGGAATAAGCCGCCCCAGAAGGTTGCCCCCCACCTGTTTCAAAAGGCTCATCGCCGTAGACTTCAGATGAGAGATCAGCGATATCCCAATCCCTTTCATAGTCGTCTTCAAACTGCCGCCAAGGTCCTTGAAATCCAGCTTGATCCGGGACGCTGCCTGTTTGAAGACGCGCATGATATGGTTTGCGGTGTCGCCAGCCACATGCCCGAACAAGGCCCCACCGCGCTGGGCGCTGCGGCTATGTCTCGGCTGTGAGCTGCGAACACGGGGCAGTGTAGACATCGTCAGGTCTCCCTATCAGGATTGCGGGCATGTGATTGCGGTCAGATATGATCCGCGGCGAGAGCCATAAGCTCGCGGTGGGTCATTGGGTGCGGTATGGGGTGTATTATGGGGCCCATCTGGGCGGACGTGCTGCCGGTCAAGCCGCCGCCAAGGTGATCAATCAGCACATCGCGGAGCTGGAAGGCAAGACGCCCCTCAAAAACGCCCAGGGCGCGGGCTGGAGTCATAGCCATGACAACGTCCGGCGGCCAGCCCATATAGCCTGTGAACCAGTCCAGTGTCCGCCGGTTCAGCCAGTCACCGTCGCGAAAGGACAGGGAGGCATGCCCGGACGGTGTTGTCATGCGTCACGGTCCGGTACCACTTCCATCCCCATATCGTGATAGGCGACGCGCAGCGTGCGCTCCATCAAGGGTTGGGCAATGCCTGCAGGGGCGGTTTCCAGCCACTGCCGCAAGCTGGTGTCGGGACAGTCAAGGCCTGCCATCACCTCGAACAGGGCAATCGTGTCATCGGTCAATCGCCCGCCGTCAGCGGCCCGGTCGAAAAAGGCGAAAATTCCGGTCCCGGTCGCCGCTTCAAAGGCACGGATACCGGCGAAGTTCAAGGTCAGCGTGTAGCACCGGTCCCCAAGGGACAGGCTGCGGTCCGGTTCGGGTGGGTTGGTGCTTTCAGGTATCTTGCTTTTTGGGGTCGCGCTTGGTGTTATAGCGGCGGTTGCACCGGTCCCGGCTTTATGGGGTGCTGGTGTGTCCGACTGTCTAGAGGCTGTTTTGGTCACGGGAACCCCCTATGCTGCCGTAAAGGTGACGCTGCCGGCGCTTTCCAGCGACAGGCTGTATGTCACTTCACCATTATGTTCGCCGGTCATCGCCAGGCTGGTGATCTGGAACTTGCCCTGATAGGTCCCGAAACCCGGGATCACCAATTCGCAGTCGGGATGGGTACCCGCCAGAACATGGCCGTGTACGTCGCCAAACGCCGCGTCAGAGACGAACACCCCGGACCCCGAGATCGAAATTGACCGGAAGCTTCCCCCTTCCATCAATTCACGAAAATCGCCTGAGGATTTGGTTGTCACATCAATGCTTTGATCGTTGATCGTGATACCATTGGACCGGAAACCGCCCACTAATGTGTAGCTTCCACCGGTCAGAATTTTCATCAGCAAGTCTTTGCCGTGCTGTGCAGACATGGTCAATTCCTTATCTTATGTTTCATTGAGATTTCGAGTTGGTGAAATTCACCCTGAGGTACAGCGCAGAAAACTGCTCTCAGATTTGCGCCTTGAACAGAACCGCCTGATAACTGATCCGTCCTTCTGTAAGCGCGGCAGCGTCGCTGTCATCGTGGGTGACCCGCGCACTTGCAAGCCGCAGGGAAACCAGATCAAAGCCTGACACCTCTGGCAGGCTGTCATGCAGCACCGCATCGACCAGCGCCATGATCTCTTTTGCATCCATCTGGCCACTTCCCGATGTCCACACGCTGATATCAAAGCGAATGCGGGTACCGCCGATAGTTTTGGTGTCATACGGATCAATACTGGTGTCGCCAAAGCTGATATAGGGGGCAATGGCACCCTCTGGCGGTCGGTCATACAGACCCGTGATCCGGGCACCCAGGTCCGCATCTGCTGACAGCGCAGCAAATACCGCCTCCTGCAGCCGGTGGGCAGCAAAAGCAGACATCATGTCTCTCCTTATTATCAGGTCGCGAAGGTACGGGCACGGGCACGGAACATCAGCACTTTGTGGGCGAACTCCGGGTCTTCAATACCGGTGATATCATAGGCCTCGCCGTCGATTACCAGACGCCGGGCGGCCAGAAACCGTCGGGCATAATGGGTCTCGACCAGAACCTCGCCGCGCAGGTGATATTGATCCGCTTCGACGCTTGCAGACGAAGGTCGGGATTTGATCGCAGCCCAAACGGTTGCAATATCATCAGCAATTTCGGTTGTCCGGCCACCCGCATGATGGACACGGCGCACGGTTTGCAGGTGGATACGGGTGCGGCGCTTGCCGATATTCAGATAGCTGGTCACAGCGTCACCTGCCTGTAAGGGGCCATTAATTGCCGCGCACCCGATGCGGTCATGGCCGCAACCGGGGCGTCGCCGCGGTGGGCATACAGATGCGCTGACAGACGCAGCACCGCCATTTGAATGGCAGCAGGCACAGCATTCCAGTCGGCCCCGAAACCGACTGCCAGGCGCAGCCGGATACCATCGGTGGCGCGGTCGCTTTTGGCTGATCGCAACGCGGCTGAGGGATAGAGCATGGGGCCAAGACCAGGCTGAAGATAACTGCCATCCTGGGGAACCGCTTGCCAGACTTCATCGCGGAAAACCTCAACCATAACCAAGGTCTGTGCCGGCCGAACGGGAATCGCAATCCGCAGGCGCGGCGACACCATATCGCCAAGCGCGCCGCCCTGCTGACCAGACCACCAACGCTCAGCGCTGTCATGGGGCCATCCGTCCAGATACACATGCACATCGCGGGTGATGAAGGCGATATTATAGGCAACCTCCAGCGTTTGCCGGGCGGTTTCGATCAGCGACGCCAGATAGGCATCCTCTGTGGCCTCGTCAATGCGCAGATGATCTTTCAGGCTGTCAAGCGTGATGGGTTCGCGCGGGGCGATCGTGACGGGATCTATGCGCATATCACCGCTCCATCACTTTTAAGCTAATCCCGCGCTCGACAACCCGGCCTGCAGAGGTCGTGACCCGACACAAAAGCCGGTACATATGGCCGCGCACACCGCCCGAGACATGGATGCCCCGCAAGGCATCGGCGTCGATCTGACCGTCCAGCGTCAGGCCGTCCGCATCATCGGGGTCCACACGCCAGCTGGCACTGCTGATGGTCTCGCCCGACCCCAGCCAGTCCGTCCAGTCCAGGCTAAAATCCACGCGGCTATCCGGTGCTTTGGCATATACGCTCATGATACATTCCCCTCGCTTAAAGAAAACCAGCCCGCTTCGGGCGGTGTGATGGAAAAGGCCCCGCCATAGCTGGACAGCGTGCCGCGCGGGCTGGACAGATCCGCAACCGCGATCAACAGATTGTCGCCGCGCAAATCGTCGAACTGCCCTGCAACCAACAGCAAGTATTTGACATCGTGAAAGGACACGGCATGGCCGAAATCCAGCGGCCCGCTATGCAGCTGTACAGCATCCGGCGTAGAGACGATCCGCAAGTCCGGCACGGCCAGGGGCCGGTAATCAGGATCCTGTACCTGGGCGTCGATAACATCGGAAAACTGGCTGTGGGTGACAGGGTCGGGACTATAGGACTGGACCAGCAGACAGGCGGTTTTGGGTCCACTTGCCAGGACACCCAAGCCACCGCCAAACAGGGCATCGCGCGCGCTTTGGTACAGGCGCAGGGCAGTTACAGCCATGGCGCGTCTCCTTGATACGATATGGAAAAACTGTGCAGGCAGTTGCGGGCTGCCGCACATCAGATGCGTCCAAGACTAGGACCAGGTCCAGGACCAGGGCGCTGGGCGTGCAGATTTCAGTCGCTGTCAGACCGGACCGCGGCGACCGGGTCAGCGACCACGGGGATATGTCCGCCCGGTGCCCCAACAGCCCGGCGCGCCGCCCGGGTGATCGATGGCAGCGACCACGCCGTAGAGGACGCCCCAACACTGGCCGTAATAGTCAGCGTACCGACGCGGTGACATGTCAGTCTTTGGGGTGGATATCCCGCCCCGGGCCCCTGTGTTGCAGCTGCGGCACCGGCAAGGATCACGGTCTATGCTCCTTGTTCAGGGTCTGTGTCACCGCCCGGTCCTGGCGGGATGGACGGTGTGACGCCAGAAGCCGTGATGGCGGCCCGCAAGCGTGCGATTTCTGCTTCAAGCGCAAGCGCGGCGGCCTCGCCATTGCCTGCGAAAACCGCTTTGGCGTCACTGGCAAAGTCATCGCCTTCAAGCGCTGCGACCAGACGGCTGCACCGTCCCTTCAGGCGCATCAGGTCACGGGTAAAGCCGCGTTCACCCCCATCGTCTTTCAGCTGGTTATAGGCAGCATGTTCGACGGCAGGGCGAAGCTCGGCATAGGTTATCGGCGGCATAGTCAATCTCCGGTGTGTTGGAATATTATAGAGGCAGGACTCTAGGGTTTGATGTACAGGGTACGGTCGCCTGCAAGCGTGTAGACATCCCCTGCGATCAGGGCGGCATCTGCGGCTGCATGGTCAGCAAAAGACGGTGTGTCAGGCAGATTTATATAGGTCGCGCTGCTATCCCCCTTGATGATCAAGCGCTGGTCAGCACGGATGCGAATATTGGCAAACCCCTCGGACCCGATCACCAGATTGTTGGATGCATCAACGGTGGTGAATGCCTTTGCTGATCCATCCAGAAGATCAACCGTGGTATTGCCGCGAAAACGGGTATCGCCGTCCACCACAAGGCCGCCCTGAACATTCAGATCTGTCTCGAAAGTCCAGTCATCGCTCACCGCGCTGTAAAAAAGCTCGCTGCTCCAACGAAAGGTACCGCCCACTTTCGGCCCAAAGAAAAGGCGTCTGTCTTCAGATATACCGATTTGCAACCCGTCCACACCGTTTGCGTCGCCGGGGCTGCCGCCGCCTTCAATGTTGAAACGGTTGTTGGTGATAATGGCACCATGAGAGGTTATCGCCCCACCACAAAACAGCCCGCCGGACACATCCAGCTGCGTCTCGACCACCCATTTCTGATAGGAAAAACTGTAATACAGTTCCTTGTCCCAGTGCGCAGTGCCCGCATCGCGCGGCGCAAAGAAGATTTTGCGACCCGCGGACAAGCCAATCAACAGACCATCGCCTGCGGTTGGGCTGTCATGCTGATCGATGGTGATAACCCCTTTGGATGTCAGGCTGTTTGACAGCTTCAGCGACGCAAAGCCCGGACTGTCCGTGGCCCCCACAGGCTGTAACATCGTCGCCGATAGCGCTGCAAAGACCTGTCCATACCCGGAAAGGGCGATGGGGCCAGGCGACTGCGTGCTGTGAACGCCGTTTTCCAGCGTTTCCCAGATCGTGTCGCGGCCAAGCTGACCACTGGCGAGAAATACGCCCTCGCCAATCTCAAAATTATCGCCGTCCTCGATGCAATAGGCGACGCGCGCACCGGCAGCAAGGACATCGGCGAAGGCCACATGACGCACCACCGCGCCCGTCAGCACCAGGTCGCCGGTGCCGGTGGTGGAAGTCGTCTCACGTACACGGTTAAACAGCGTCATAGCAAAATCCCTTGCAGAAAGAAAAAGGGGCCCCGTAAGGCCCCAGTCCATTGATTTTGGCCCAGGCTCAGGCCCAATTAATCTAGGCCCAGTCGCTTAAGACGCCGCGAATTTCAACAGCTTGATGGACGCATCATTGACCACCGCACCGCCGACACGGCGGGTCGCATAGAAATTCACATAGGGCTTGTTGGAATAGGGATCGCGCAGAACGCGTGTGCCCGTACGCTCGACAATGGTGTAGCCGCGCTCGAAATTGCCAAAGGCCACAGACAGGCTGTCCGACGCGATATCGGGCATATCGGCGGCCTCGACCACTGGATAGCCCAGAAGCGTATCCGCCTGCCCCTCGATCAGGCCGGGGCGCCACAGAAAGTTGCCGTCAGCATCCTTGAACTTGCGCACATCGGCAAGCGTGGCAGCATTCATCACAAACACCGCGCCCGCCCGGTAGCGCGGGTTCAGACTGTGCACCAGATCAATCAGTACATCCGCAGGGTCACTGGCAGGCCAACCGCCCGCAACACCGGTTTCAAGATGCTGAAGCGTACCAAAGGCCCGCGCCCCGTCTGCCGTATTTGCAGTAGCGCCGGACAAAAAGCCCTTGGGTTTGTTCATCCCGTCACCGGTGATAAAGGCCGCGCCTTCCTGTGCGGCAAACTCCTCGGCGACGTCTTCCATCAACCACGCCTCGGCATCGAACTGCATATCATCCAGCGCGCGCTGGGTGGCGGCAGCATTGGCATACAGCTCGCCGGGGACAATCGCCACCTCTTCCAGACCCGGTGTCGCTGTTTCTGCCCGTGCGTCGGTTTCACCGACCCAGCCGCTGGCAGCATTGCCGCGCGACACCAGCCGTTTATAGTCCGAAGTCTCGACCGTTTTCACCCGGGCGATCTGACGAATAGGCGACAGGGCGCGCACCTGGGCCTCGATGTCACTGTCAATAACCGTCGGCACACCATAGCTGCCATCGGCGCCGCCTGCGGTGCTCAATGCCTTGGTATCAAGGCCCGCATGCGCAAGGGTTTTCAGCGCAGCCGTATCCCCCTTCATGATAAAATCGGTGAAAAAGGCAGACTTATATTCGGCCTCACCGCCACCATAACCACCATCACGGACGGGGTCGGGCTTCACATCGGGTGCCGGGCGGGGTCGTAAGTCTTTGCATTCCAGCGCATCCATGCGCGCTTTCAGGTCGCCGACAGCGCTTTCAGCTGCCGATTGATAGCCATCAATGGCGGTCTTCAGATCGGTCAGATCCATGGGAATTTCCTTTGATTTTGGACATAAAAAAAACCGCCCGAAGCGCGGCGACAATGCCAGGGCTTGGACGGTTGTGGGTGATGGGCGACGACGCGGCGCACAGATCTGCATCACGCAGACGGCCACACGGCATCCAGGCCCGCTTCACGCGGGAATATTAGACTTCTGCAACAAAAGACTTTAAACTTTAAGGCGAACTATAACCTGAGGCACCACAATACAAAATATTGTTTTGGGCATGGCACTCGGATGTCTTTTGACCATATGCATCTTCGCGCTGCAAAAGCAGGACCCGAATACCGCCGCCCATCAAGCATTAGCGCCAATGGGGCGCACACTCATAGTTGGTCCTGGCATCAGCAGCGGTTACGGCGTTTGGAATGGGACGATGCACCTAAGCTCACCAGCACCTGTCCCTATTGAGCTATACAGAACAAAGGCCGTATTCGTTCTGGAACCCGGTATGATTGGCGCAATCTGTGCAATGTTTTCGCAATCGCCCGACCGATTTTCGGGACTGGAAGGCATCTATGCACGCTTCGATATTACGCTGACTGACGATGGCGCCAAGGCCATAAAACCTGTAATGAGAAACTTGATTGATCAAAGTCATGCAGGGCGACCTTATGGCATGCGCCTGGACTATATTGATCTCGGTCTGGTTGGTATTCACCGCCAAGGACTTGACGCAGAAATCTCAATCGGTGGGCCATATGTATTGAACATGTCTGTTCGGCCATATGATTATGATGAAGCACTGCACATGATCGAGAAACACTATAACCTTAAGCCCAAGCTCTGCATTAACAGCCCTTATGCCATTCAGCTCAAAACAACCTATGAGACTGCGGTCACCAAAGTTCTGAAAGAAGACATGGAAGCGGTCCGACAGGCAGAAAAAACTGCAACACCAGACTGAAATATCGCTCTAGCTAACGGTTACGGTCAGGACCAGTGGTTCAACAAAACTGCGGCCGCGAAATCCGCTCTAGAAACGGGTTGGGTCAAGCTTGGCTACAAGGTCACCAACCTCAAGTGACAAAGGCGTATCTTTCGTCCACCCCTTGGCGATAATCGCCTTGGCCTGGGCGCGGGAAAACCCGCCCTGATCGCGCAGGAAATGCTCAAAGGCGCGAACATCTGCAGGTGGGGCTGAGCGGATGGCGGCATCAATGCCCGCGCCTGTGTCTGTGACCGGCAGGGCATGGGCAGCCTTCACCGCCTCGATCCGTGCAAGGCTGTTGGCCGGAAAGGTTACCAGCGATATTTCCGCCAGGTCTGCGCGGGTGATGGTGCGTACGCCCGTAGCGGCGTCGCGGCTAGCCTCCTTAGTGACAAAACCTATCGATAAGCCGTCCAGCGCCCCCATTTTGAGAAGCGCATAGGCCTCTGCCCCGCGTCCCTCCATTGCTAACCGTCCGCGCACAAACAGCCCTTTGGTATCTTCACGAACGACATCCAGACGGCCGATCGGATCCTTGGGGCTGTGCTGCCAGAGCAGGGCAGGCATATGCTGTTTGATGCTGGCATCAAAGGCACCACGGACAATACGGTCGCCGTCGCGGTCAACAACACCGTAGACGCTGGCATATCCCTCGAACCGGCCATCGCTATCAGCCTTGACCTCCAGCGGGACATCAACGGTTGTCGGCAATGTAGCCGGACAGTGCGGTGGGTATATGGGTAGATGATCCATCGGGTATCACTCCTGTTTCTGTACGGGCGCAAATCCCAGTGTCTCGCGTTTTTCAGCGTCCGACAGAAAATCGGCAGCTGCGATGCGCTCAAACCGGCGCTGGCGTTTTGGCTCTAGCGCCGGGACATCATCAAGCTGCAGATCCAGCTGCAGGCCCGGACCAAAGTCTGGTAGCAGCCAGCTGTTCAGCGCCGAGACCAATTCCCGCCCCATCGGGATAACCGTATCTTCCCAAAGGCTAAGCCGCGCTTCGGCATAGTTGGAATAGGTCTGACTGTCTGGAATACCCATCATCTGCGGCGGCACCCCAAAGGCCAGCGCAATTTCGCGCGCTGACATGTGCTGGCCGTCCTGCCAGTCCATATCTTTTGGCGACATTCCCATTGCCTGCCATTTCAATCCCCCTTCCAGCAGCAAGGGGCGACCCGCGGCCTCTGGTCCGGTATGCCCGGCATCCACCTGGGCTTTCAGATCCTGAAACTGTTCAGGGGTCAGCGGATGGTCGCCGTCATCCTGATACAGGACCCCGGACGGTGCCCCGCCATTCTGAATGAGTGCCAAATTCCAGCGCGACCCCGCATTGTGTGCATCCACCGCTGTGGCCGCTGCCGACAAGGGTGCCAGACCAACCCACTGCGACAGCGGATTATAGGTACGCCAGTGCATCATATGCCGGGGTGCGATCTCCTGCTTGCGTCCCGACACTGTATGCACAAAGGCCGCGACCGTGCCGTCTTCACCCGGCATAACAGTCACAGTATCAGGGCGGACAGGCCACAATTCCCGCGGCGGGGCACTGCTGTCCCCCACCTTTAGCAAGAAGGCGTTGCCGGCGATCAGATAGGCGCTGGCAAGGTCAGCGATCAGTTGGCTGCGATCATGGCGCGGATTGGGTGCGGCGAGCAGATCAAGCACGGGGTGTGCATCAAGGACCTGCCCGCCTGACCTGAGGCACAGCGGAAGGGAGGACAGCGCCCGTGCCACCAGGCTAATTGCGCGAAAGACAATCACATTGCGGCCATATCCCTCATGGGCAAGCGCGCCGTAGCGGTGCGGGGTGGCCGCTGCACTTGCAGGCGTGACGGGGCGAAAACTGGATCCTGCGGCGTGTCCCGCCGCCTTCTCGGTACGGTACATATCCGCCCCGTAAGACTGACGGTCATCCCTGCCAGCACCGCTGGCTGCGCCGCCCCATAATCGTGTCCAAAATGCCATTATAAGCTCCTCAGTCGCGGCTGACCCCTCGGCGTCAGCATCAGATCAGAAAGCGCCCAGACCAGCGCGTCCAGCCGGTCAGGACTTTGTCCGCGCCCACCCTCATGTCCGGTAAAGGTCGCCATCTGGTCTTCAAGGTCGGGCATGGGATGGTCGTGAAAAACACGGCCTTGCTCGTACAGTGCAGCCACAGGCTCTGCGCGCAGATATTTGCCGCGCCGGGCATGCACCCGCCGGACGGGAATTGCCGGATCAATTTGCTGGATCAGGGCCCCCACCATGTCACCGCCCTGATTGCCCTCAGCGATGACCATATCGGCGCGCATATCATGATAGGCAGCGACCACACGCGCAGCCCAGCCATGGGGCGTTAGCCCCTGACAGGACCGGTCCCCCAGAACAAAGGCTTGGGACCGGGCACAGCCTGAGGCACGGTCGTCCGCACCTCCCCACCCGGCGCTTATACCAGCAATTACAATACCGCAGGCATCCGCCCCCGCGCCCCCAGTCGCCGGGGGGTCCACCGCCACGACAATGCGCGCCAGACCAACCGGGGCCGGACGGCGGCAGGCCTCCAGGCTTGCCCGGCTCCACAGGGCACCCGGGACATCCCAAAGGACTTCGGCGTCCAGTTCCTGACGCCCAAGGCGGGTATTTTCGTATTTGCCGATAATATCGCGGGCAAAGCTTGGGGCCAGATTGTGCACATTGTCATAGGTACTGCCGCGCGTAACTGCTGTTGCCTCGGCGTCAAGCAATCGCCGCAACAGCGGGATTGGCTTTGGTGTTGTTGTGATACAGCTGCGCGGCTGTACACCAAGGCGCAGGCCGAACATCGCCATATCCCAGGCCTGATCCGCATAGCGCCAGGCACATAGTTCGTCAGCCCACAGCGTATCATGCTGCGGCCCACGCAGGCGCTCTGGCTGGTCGGCACTGAACAGGCGCGCACGGGCACCGCATGGCCATGTCAAAAGCTGTTTGGACGGCTCGAAATGCGGACGTTCATGCGCCGGAGAGATCGCAAGCAGGCCGGACTCGCCCTCGACCATAACCGACCGCGCATCACCGAGTGTCGGGGCGAGAAGCGCAATATGCCGCGCCTGGCCACTGGCCACCCGTGCCCGGATCCATTCGGCACCGGTGCGGGTCTTGCCGAAACCGCGCCCCGCCAGTATTAGCCAGTGCGACCAGTCACCGGGTGGTGGCATCTGTGTCGGTCGCGCCCAGAATGCCCAGTCATGTAAAAGGGTCTCTGCCTCAGCGCCCGTCAGGCTTCTCAGGACCTTTTTGATCAGCGTCGCTGGATAGGACCTGAGCGAATTTGCGGTAAAGCGTTTCTTTGGCAGCTGCGCTATCATCCGCGGTCTCGCTGTCTTTGGCGGTGCTCTGCCTTACAGCCGAGCCAAAAATATCAGGGCGGCGCGCCTTTAACAGGAACATCAGCACAGCGTCTGAATAGTCGCGGACATGGCCAACAATCTCGCCCCCGCGAAAAACCGGTTTTTCGACACCCTCGACGGCGCGGCGGCGGGCCTCGTCTTCCAACTGATCGGTGCCCGCATCATAGGCATCTTGCCAGGCCGCTTCGAAAGCCGGGTCGCGGCCCCGCAATCCATAGATGGTCGTCCGGGCAATACCTGCAGATTTGGCTGCTGCTGCAACCGACAGACCCTGTGCCAAAGCGTCCAGAAACCGGGCCTGCATGTCAGGCGACAGGGATGACTGGGCGCGTGACTGGGCGCGTGACTGGGCGCGTGACTGGGCGCGCGTAGTGGCAGTCGCAGTCAGGCTAGTCGCAGAATTTTTGATCGCTGACGTGCAGGTCGTATCAGTATTGGTGGTGGACGGCGGTGTATGGGGCCGCCCCGTCCGGCGATGCCGGGCGCGAGAACGTTTTGACATAGCATCACCACCCTGTGAGCCGACATGCCCTCGCGGGCCAAAAAAAGACCCGCCGGGTCGCGGCGGGCACACTCTGTCACGGTGACAATCTCTATGTAGCAAATCGGCAAACAGGGTGCAAGTTATTTTTACATTATTTGAAATTTTTTTCATGGGCTTGCTGCAGCACCCGTGACAACCAGTCAAGCCCGCCAGCATAGCGGCGCTTCAGAGTCCAGCGAGACACATCGGCCCCGACACTGCGGCGCACTTTTGCCCATGGCAGGCGCGTTTGGCGTTCCCCGTCCTGGTGCCAGGCACCCCAGAACACAATCTGGCGGTCCAACTGATCGGGAATGAAGCGCAACAAATCCAGGGTTGGCTGCATGGCGTCAATCTGGCGCGGCGTTGGCTGAACCCGTTTCCGCGCAAGCACTGTATTCATTGTATAATCAATATCTTGCCCGTAATCTCTTGCAAATTCCGGCCACAGAATCCCGCGGCAATATAACAGCCCCGCCTCCTTGTCCGGCAAACGGCGCAGGGTCCATACCGCGTCCACAATCTGGGCTTCCAGAAACGCCGCCATTCCGATACCGGCTGTCCTGTCGCCTGCAGAGATATCGCCGGCAGCGGCAGCTCCCCCCTTGGTATAGATATTCAGTGCGGCCGCCAATGCATTCGCCAGTGTGTCTGCCGGTGCGTCTGTCACCCTCCTGCCGTTCGTGCCTTTGCTGTGGATATGCGTCATAATCAGTCCCTTGCTTCATAATTTAATTATTTCGCATATCGTATTTTTTGAAAAAATTCCACAGTATTTTCTATTTTCGCAAATGACTTTTCAGCAAAATTCCGGAATAATACGGATATGAGAGAGCAATCCTGGATAAAGACTGCGCTGAAGCAGCGCGGCTACAAGCTAAAGGACGCGGCTGACCGGCTGGGCATCACACCGCCGCGCGTCACCGACATCATCAAAGGTATGCGCGAGGTACAGGCAGACGAAATCCTGCCCCTGTCGGATATGCTGGGCATTTCCCCCACACGCCTGCTGCGCAGTCTGGAGATAGGCAGTTTTGCCGCTGACGATCAATTCACAGCCCCCGACCGGCTGGAAATTCTGGGCCGCCTATATGGCGACGGCCGTGTTGTGACAGAGACCGGACTGTCCTATAGCACCGTGGCCCTGCCGCCAGACGCCGCCAGAAGCGAGGGCCTGTCCTGTTATATGGTCGGTGATGCCTCGATGTCGGAAGACGTGGACGAAGGCAGTCTGATCATTGCAGCCGACCCGAAGCTTCATGTGTTTCCCATGACCCACGGTGGGCTAGTCCTGTTCCGGGTGGACGAAGCAATATATCTGCGCCGTATCCATATAACAGCCAGCGGCGAACACTGGCTGGTGCCAACCCCCCGCGACCCGGACCCGCAGTTGAAAAGCTTTCAGTTGTCAGTGGCAGATGATCTTAGTCCCGCGTCCACGGACATGGAAGCACCGCCGACTGAAACCGTACACACGCGCGACATATTTGCGGGTGTTTTGTGGGTGCATCAGAATCGCAAACCGGCATAACCGGCTGAAACACTGGCTGGTACGGGCTAGACTTTGGCGCAGAGGGCTGCGACCGCCCCCAAAATCCATCCACCACTGTGCGGATGCGACCGCCGCGATCCGCCAGCGACAGGTACCCATGTCCGGTAGGCGCGGTCTCTGCCGCATGAACGGCACGCCTGGACCAGACTGGCAGACTGGCATAGTCTGCCATATCGTCCGATGCGGCCCCCGATGCACCACCAGACATATCATCAGACTTTGCGCCCTCCCCACCCGGTCTGACGCTATGGGACCCCGTCCCCCGATGCTTGCCCATATCACCCCCCACAGACTCACCTTAGAATACGAACGCACCCTATAGTCTTGTCTGATTAGTCACGCCCAGCCGGACCCTCTGCGCCCACCCAACGACACAGGACCCGGCAACCAAGGGGCGCATTTTTCTATCTCTAATGTTCAGCCTGCCAGCAGGACCAAATCAAAGTCAACCAAAACGGGATTTATTTTTTTATTCACGCCATTTTATATAGGTCGCATCGCCGCGTAGCGGCCAAACGCACATTGATAAAGCAAGCGCATACCAACAAAAGGGTAGCGGCGGATGACCTGTGGTACCGACTGATATGCAGATGCACCGGCCAAAGCTGAAAAATCCGCTGGACGCAGCCCGGCGCAGGCCGCACAATTATGGAACGTATCAGGGTATAAATCCTCGGGGGACAGGCTGTGACGCAGATCAGTCAGTGGAAACAAGATGCACAGACTGCCTTCAGCATGGGCGACATTGCTGCTGCAGAACAAATCTTGCAAGATGCGATAGCTGCCTATCCTGACGATACAGAGCCAAATACCATGCTATGTCATCTGTATCTGAACCAAGGAGACTATAGCGCAGCCTTCGCGGCGCTGGACCCGGTTCTGGACCGGTTGAACAGCAGCAAGGCCTATCTGCTGGCCAGCCGGCTATTGCTGCAAATGGGCAGTGTACGCCCTGCCATTGATATGTGCGCGAAGTCCATTGCACTGACCCCGGGCGACACAGATTCGCTAATACATATGGCGCAGATATATACTGCGTATCGCCAGAATGCGGCGCTGGCAGAGCTGACCACCCACGCGGAAAAGCATTTGGATACTGAGGCTCTGGCAGCCTACCACGCTGCGCTGCAGCCCGAAGCGTAACAGACACGCACCGCCACCTGTGGTCTGGTACCTTTGGCCCGCCGAACGCCCATAGTGTTGTTTTCCCACCAGAGAACCGGGCATTTGGGACATATTGATACAAATATGGGCGATGAAAATCGCGGCGATTAGGTGTCTACGCGCGCGCCTGTTTTCCATGGCATACGCAACGGCTAGACACCCTAAACGGCCATAGTTGAGCCGATAGTAGTATGAAATTACTACAGTTTCGCAAAACTCACCCCTCCAAATATGGATACATGTAAATTTATAGAAGAAAATCCTTGTTTTCATATTTGCATATGATTTCCTGCCTTATTTCTTAATTATTTATTTACAAACCACCGCTTTCCGTAAATTTTTACTTAATTTTTTGTATATCAGACAGCAGTACAGAGCAGCACGCACACAGCGCCGCATTTCACCGCCAACCTGGCCGATCCATGGCACGGTCACCGGCAATAATAATCCAAAATTCTGCTTGAAAAACAAAGGCCTTTTGGCGCAAGGCAGACGATATTCCGGTCGCCATAATCTGTCCTTATTTTGCCCATATTCACCCAGCAAGACTATAAGGCAGCCAGGATATCGGTGCTTGGACAGATGAAAGACGCATTAATCATCCAAGTAAAGTTATCTAAAATTAATCAAAAAAATCTGGCGTGACTTGAGAAAAACAGCCCGAGGAGGTGTATTCCAACTGCAAGCGCGAGTCTCGTGCAACTGCATACCGGCGTGGTGGCGCTGATACGACGAAAGACTGTCTTTCGAGATTGTGTACTGAGGAATGAAGACAGGCAGCGTCTGACAAAAGCCAACCGCAAAGCCGGCATAAACACTCTGACTACTCTCACGAAAGGCCATGTGCCTTTCACAGTTCGACAAAGCTTAAATGAGGACAAAGTCGATGATGAAAAAGCTTCTATTAGGGTCAACAGCCCTGTGTATGGCAATAGGGGGCGCTCATACAATCGCCGTTGCGCAAGACAATGACACAGCGCTTGGCGCATACCCAACCAGTGCATTCCGGGATACAGATTTTATCGCACCACAAATCAGTTACAGTGATGGAATGGTGGCAGAAATGCTGGAAATCTGGAACCGTCGCGGTGATGTTGACGGCATGAAGTGTGCCGAATGTCACTCGTCACCCAATGCAGCAGAATTCAAATTTGTTGGCGTCGATGAGGATGACATCATGCGCCGCGGCATTCTCCACCACAGCGAAGAGGAAATTCGCACACTTATCGCCGGGAATGACAAGCTGGTCGAACTGTTGAACCTGCCGGAAGATGCGGACCGCGATTCCAAGTTCGTCATGCAGCCAGGCGGCGCGCCGACCGACGGCGAGCATTACTGGGAACGTGATTACAACTTCCTTAAAGATGTGGTGTCAGAAGTGACCCCGAAAATGCTGGGGGACATCAATACATTCAAAGACGCACAAGAAGCGTATGAGCAATTTATCGATAACACCAAAAACCCGATGAAGGTGCAGTTCCCGTTCGTATCACCGGTGTATTCGGGTGACAAACACCACCATGACAACACCGGCACGATCCACAAATGGGTCACGGTGCTGCCAATCCAGCCCACAAGTGCTGCGAATGAAGAGATTATTCGCCAGCGGCGCGAAGCCTATCTGGCAGAACCAAACAATGCCAATTTCTGGAACTGGTACCGGGCCGTTGATCTGGGTTCTGGCCCGCTTGGCTTCAGAGTGAAAGATTTTGGTTCAGAATCAAACACAACCGGCAAGCGGACAGCTGCGGTTGATGCGCATCCTCTGGCCAGCCAGACCAATGCGGCTGCCGCCAAATATGAAATGGAAAAATACCTGATCGGTATGATTGCCTGGCACAATGACCAGCAGGTTGCGTTCCGCGATGCCGGCCTGCTGCCAAAAGATTTTTTGACCTTCCTGGAAGATCCTAACAATCTCTTCCGTCCTGGTTTCCAAAAAGCTTATAATGCGCGTCTAGCAGAAAAAGAAAATGTCTACCTTGGTGTCGGGGATGCGTCTGGTCAGCCGATCGGTAAGAATCGCCTGAAATATCCAACGTCTATCATCGAAGCCTTCCTGGGTGATGAATTCGTGGACACAAGTAGATTCCTCGGCAGCAGCGAGCGCACAGAAGCCATCGTCTCCGACCATGCCTATATCGGCTCGGTCGACTGGTGGGCCATGACGCATATCTTTGCCTGGCGAGATGTCTTCCACACAGCCGCCTATTGGATTGGCGACATGACACAGTATGGCACGCAGTATACCATTGACCTTGACCGCGAAGGTGTGACCCGCGAAACCGCCAAGCCAGGCTATCCAGGTTTCAATCTTTGGGCCACAATGCGCGCGGCCGTCATCGAGCATGACTTCAATTATCAGCGGGCGCTGGAACGGGCGGAGAAAAGCCGGTTTGTTGATATTGAAGATCATTATGATCGTTTAAGTTTCCGGATTTTGCCGTACCGCGCCATGATGGTCGCCGATGCGATCGCCAATGATGAACACCGCGCATTGATCAAAAAGCTGGCCGTGAATACCCGCAAAATGACGATGCTGTATCAAATTGAAAACAATAAACGTTTCGCATTGAATGGTCGCGGCCTGAAAAACACCCTTACGAAAGGGGGTGCTTCAGAAGGTAACCAGATTTACCGTGAGGCGTTTCAGGTTAACTGGTTGGCCGAATGGGTTGCCGAAGACATGCCGGAAGTGGCGCAAGAGCTTCTGGACCTGCAGCTGGAAAGCGAATATTGGCGTGCGCAGGTTTACGGCAGCTACGGCGATCCAAACCCTGCTGAGGGCAATGGTGACGGTGTCATCTTCACGGCCTTTGACGACCAGAATTTCAAAACACCGCTGGTGACCATGGCCCTGCCCGATATACATCTGGCAAGTACGAATGAAGAACGAGCCTACGACTTCCAGGGCGCAGTACCACAAAAAATCGAGGCTATGAATCCGTATAACTATCCTATTCCACACGGCGATCAGCCCGGCATGTCGGCACGCTGGGAAGGCTATCTTCTGGCACCCTATACCGACCGCTATGACATCACCGTGTATGAAGACGGCTGGCGTGCGGATATGAAAAGCGTTGACGAGTACAAAGTCTGGGTCGATGATAAGCTTGTCTATCATAAGGTCCCTGGTTCCCGTGTAGACGGTTATCCAAACAACCGTGTTGAAGAACTGCATGTTGGCATGGGCGAACGTGACCCATCCTGGTTCATCAATCTGGAAAAAGGCCAGCGCTACAAGGTCGTGGTCGAAATGTCCTCGCCAAACCCAAAGGCTGGTAAAGGCATCCTGCAGTGGGCAAGCGAGAACTATCAGCCACTGGACTTTGTCCGCCCTGAATTCCTGTATACCACTGCCACGTCAGAGGCGTCGGACAGCGACACCCATCCTGAAGTGATGCAGAACGGCAATATCCCGACACGCTATAGTGATTATAACCGGGAATATTTTCCGGAAGGGGTTTCGCTAGAGGTGTTTGAAGGTGTGCCGTTTGAACACCAGTTCGAAGCGACTGGCGGTGAAGGCGAGATCACCTGGTATGCGGGCGGTCAGATGCCTTACGGGATGACGCTGAGCAAAGACGGTGTGCTGAGCGGTACGCCAGAGCGGCGTCCACAGTCTGAAACCCGGTCACCCGGCAAGCGCCGGACCTTCCACTTCGCGGCCATTGCGGTCGACGGTGACGGTGACGGGGATGTGCTGTTTGTCGATTATCAAATCGCCCAAGGTGGCCAAACACCACCTGCGTCGGACGACAATAATGACAGCGGTAACGATAATGGCGGTTCCGATTACACCCCGCCAGTGGACAACACGCCTCCAGCGGACGTAACACCGCCTGCGGACGCAACGCGGATCGAGCTGGAAAGCTTTACGCTCAGCGGTGATTACCGGGTTGAGAACAAAGGCCCAGCCTCTGGTGGCAGTCTGGTAACGCTCCATGTACCAAATGGTCCACAGGTTGCAGGTGCCAGCGGTACAGCAACCACAACCTTCCAGGGCGAGGCTGGTGTTTACGATCTGACCCTTGGGTACTTTGACGAAAATGACGGGGTGGCCAGCGCTACCCTTGAAGTGAACGGCGAAGTGATCGAACAGGTTGTCTTCAACGGGGATTTGGGCCACGGCGCGGTTGCGGCACGTAACCGTGCGACCGAGACCATGGAAGGTGTCACCCTGAAGTCTGGTGATGTGATCAGCATCACAGGGATGCGCGAAGCGAATGAATATGCCCGCGTTGACTATCTGGACTTCGTGAAGACGGATGCAGCCGTGGATGCGCCTGCCCCTGTCGACACACCAGACCCTGTTGAGGAAGAGCCTGTTGACGACGCACCGGTACTGGGTGAAACCCTTGACTCGGTCAGCCTGGGCGGCTTCCTGGGTACTGTCAGCAAAAATGGTGACACCTACACGCTAACGGGTGGTGGCAGTTCCATGCGCAACCGTTCACGCAGCGATAACCTGATGTTTGTTCCACTGGCAACCGACTTGTCTACCTCTGGCACGATTGTCGTGAATGCGGATATCGACCTGAGCGAAAACAGCGGTGCGTATCTGGCCGTGCGTCAAAGCACAGAACAGGGCGTACGGACCTTCATGGTCGGCCGGGAGAACAACACTGCCCGGGGTCGTGATGGTGCACGGCGTGACTGGAGACGCCGCGCTGATGGTAAGCACGTTAGTGATACCGGCGGCAAAGGCAGTGTTCGCCTGCGGATAATCAACGGCAAAGTCGGCGGTGTAAAGTTCGACGAGGGCTTCACAATTGGTCTGGTGGCGACCTCAGTCGATGGTAACGATGATGTCACGGCAACCTTCTCAGGCGTCACAGTGGAAACACAAGACTAAGACGATCTGAAAATAGACTGCGCTGGGGCTGGGTCAGATATGATCCGGCCCCACTGCTTTTTGAGTCCCTGTGCTTTTATGGGGGGATTTACAAAAGTGGCCTGAGGACCTTGCGACACCACCCCACATATAACAGCCAAATGATTGACTGCTTGACCATAGCCGGGGCGCAGCGCGGACATATAGCGGCCCGACACGCCGCAAGCAGACGTCCAACCACTGGATCTGTTCAGACTTGAAAAGCGGTATCGCTAAGTCATTGAGGGGAAATGGTGGACGCGGGCAGGATTGAACTGCCGACCCCTGCGATGTCAACACCTAGGTTTGTCGTTATCTATCTGTTTTCATTGTGTATTATTTTTACTGAACTGCCCAGACAGGGCATAAATTGCACTGAATTTACGGGTCATTGTTCAGATTGAACAATAGGCCGAGGAGGTGGTGGCATGGGCATACCCAGCTCTGCAAAGACTTGAGTAGCAGGGTGTAGCTTTGCTATTTCCGCGTCCGTCAACGACGCAGTATTTTCATCAATAAGATATGGATCCACATTTTGCCGGGTTTCTTTTTCCCCTGGCTCAGAACTTTGATCCTTCGCCGTGGCGTCTCCACTCTAGCCTATTCAGCTTCAGCCAGAAATGCTGCGCGCAAAGCCGCATTGGCGCGGGTCGTATAGCCCTTACCTGTCGCCTTCATGGCCGCCACCAGGTCTGCATCAAGGCGCATCGTCACCTGTTCCTTGGTTGGGGCTTTATTCCGGCTACCAGCAGGCCGACCACGCACTGGCTTTGGTGGGGCCATACCGCGGGCAGCAAAAAACTCAGTCGCAGAGAGACCGGACTGCATGGCTTCCTTTGTAACTTCAGGGCTTTCAGCGTCGGGGATTCCATATTCCGGTGCGTCCTTCAGGGCACGGGCGACCACGTCTGCCCGCCCAGTCGCGGCATCCTGGCCAATACGCTTGTCAGGATCAGAGGATACTATTTTCTTGTCAGGCATAGTCATTCCTTTCGCGTTTGTTTGCTTTGCGCAGGCTGATCACCCGCACCGCACTACCGCGTAATGTGAAAATCAACACAAACAACCGATCGTCGATAAAGCCAACCGCCTCAAAGCGGTCCTCGCCATAATCTGATCGACTGTCAGACGTGATGATTGCGCTGGACCAGTCAAAACCGAACACAGCCTCGAAACCAACACCGTGCTTGGCAAGATTGCCCGCCGCTTTGGCTTCATCCCATTGGTATACTGTGTCTACATCCATCGATAGATTGTAACGCCAATTTAATAAGCGGTCAATAATAAATTGACATTACATTTTAATGTGATCTCTCGATGCAATAAGAACGTCTTGGTAGACAAAATATACGCAAAGGCATATATTCCAGTTGCTTGTGGCTCTACTCTGTATCCACATTTAAGACCCGTTAGGGCCGTCATGCCATCCGCGATTGCAAGCTTGGCATGACGCAATCAAGTCCTGCCTTGTGCGGGGCTTTGCTTTTTAAGGTTCATATCGATTGGCTGTAGCGCCCGAACAGCACCGATGTTGCCGTGCAGCACCAAAGTCACCGTTTCATGCCTGCCATATGGAGCTGGTTTCTGTGGCCTAGACGGCCCGCGGTACGTCTGCCCCACCAACCCCTGTGCAAATTACAGCTAAGTCATTGAAGGGAAATGGTGGACGCGGGCAGGATTGAACTGCCGACCCCTGCGATGTCAACACCTAGGTTTGTCGTTATCTATCTGTTTTCATTGTATATTATTTTTACAGAACAGCCCAGATAGGGCATAAATTGCACTGAATTTACGGGTCATTGTTCAGATTGAACAACGGCCACCCAGCAGGGTCCACCATCTGCCTGCCACCAGGGAAAAGTCTTGATTCAATGATTGCCTCATAAAAAACCCGACAGGTGGGCGGGTTCAGGTTGACCTTGTATAGAGCCATACTTAAGTGTTTCCGATGGCTATTAAATTCCACCCAAAAATAGGCGCTATATGCTACTGCGATTTTACGCGGGCATTTGTGCCGCCTGAAATGCAAAAGCGCAGGCCTGTTATCGTTTTGAGTTCACCAAACTTACCGAGAAGTGGTCTGGTGACAGTGGTTCCAACCAGCACAACACCGCCAGCCCCTGTACGAAACTTCCACTATCTACTGAAACTGGAAGAGCCTCTGCCTAGCCCCTATAACAGTCCCGAGATGTGGGTAAAGGCGGATATGCTCTATTCAGTAAGTTTTGACCGGCTCTCAGCAATACCAATCAGCAAAGATGCCAATGGCAATAGAAAATACCGCACTCAGCCTATTCCTAAGCCTGATCTAATGGGTATTCAGCGCTGCGTCCTTGCCTCTTTAAATCTCGGTTTCTTGACACAACATGTAAACGAAGATACACCTTACCCCGTTAGCGGGGCCTCGTAGTCACCGCATAAGTCCTCTTCGGAGGCCATCATATCGAGGGTGATTGCAAGCCAGATGTGATGTCACATAGCCCCGCCTTGTGCGGGGCTTTGCTTTTAAGGTTCATATCCATTCGCTGTAGCGCTCGTACAGCACCGAAGCAGAGCTACAGCACCAAGTCATCACCGTTCCATGTCTCCCATATGGAGCTGGTCTCCGTCGCCTGGGAAGCGCGGCCAAGGGCCATGATCATGGCGACGACCCCGTCGATACGGTCAACGGACTTGTTCTTGGCGGGTTTGATGTTGCCCGCAGCATCCATATCCATGCGAACATTGGCCATACACCAGCGCAGCACCGGATTACCCAGATGCCTGACCTGGCGCTGGAGTAGCGCGCTTTCGGTCGCCTTGGACAGGCCGCTCATGGTCGCAAAGCCCTGCCCGCAATCGACTATAGGGCGGCTTTCTGCAATCAGATGGTTCTTGATCGCGTCCGCATGCCAGCGGTCAAAGCTGATTTCGCGGACATCGAATCGCTCACACAGCGACCGAATACGGTCTTCAATCACGTCATAGTCCACCACCGCACCGGGTGTCGCATACATGGCTTCGTCATCCACCCATGTCCGGTATGGGGCCTCGTCCCGGCGTTCCCGGCGGTCCAGCGCGTCTTCCGGCACATACAGCCAGGGCACAACGAAGAACTCACCCTCTACGCGCCAGACGGCCACCACCGCCGTCAGGTCACCCGTCGATGACAGGTCAACACCGATCCAGCAGGGATGCAGTTCCAGCGCTTCCAGCGTGAAGTCATCCGCGCCCTCGTCCCAGACATCCAGCTCCACCCATGGGTCTGTGTGGCCGTCCTGCCAGAGATTGAGGTGCAGCTGTTCCATGATCCGCCGCTCTGCTGAGCTTTCACGGGCGCGCTCTGCCATGGTCTCGAAATAGTCGGTGCTGGTAAACCCGCTGACAATCGCCGGGTTCGCCTTTCGCCAGATGGCTGGGTCATAAATGTCATCATCCGGGTCCGCCTGAAACAGTATGGGCAGAAAGGTGTCATCGACCACATCCCCGGCTGCAACCTTGCTGGCATAATCATAAAGGTCCCAGGCGAAGCTTTCCCGACCGTGTCCAGCAGTGGTGGTCACCATGGTCAGCGGTTGTTCACGCTTCAGCATGGACGACCTGAGCACATCCCACAGGTCCCGGTCCTTCCAGGCATGGACTTCGTCCGCAGACAGAAAGCTGATGCTCATACCGTGTTTGGTGCGGCTGTCCCGGCTGATCGCCTTCAGTTTGGACGCAGAGCTTTTGTGCAGAATTTCCCGCACGCTCTCTTTCACCCGCGTGACACGCAGCAGCTGCTTGGATTGCAGTATCATCCGGTGGGCAGAGTTGAAACAGATCGCCGCCTGTTCACGGTCCGCCGCCGCGCACATGACCTGGCCAGCGGCCTCGCGTTCCGGGCCGATCAGATGCAACAGCGCCAGCGCACTGGTGAAAGTGGTTTTTCCGTTACCGCGCGGCAGGTAGAGAAAGACGGTTCGGACCTTCCGCCGGCCATCCTCGCGCACATCACCATAGACCTTCAGGACGATATTCTTCTGCCATTCCGGCAGTTTGAAGCGCTGACCGGCCAGCTTGCCTTCTGTCAGGCGCAGACGTTCGATGAAGTTTACCGCACGGCGACCATAGCCATATGGGTCCGGTATGGGTTCATCACCCGATATCCATACCGGCAAAGTCATCATCGTTCTCATTACCAATCAACGACACCTTGTCCCGGCGCACAGGCGACAAGCCCAGCTCTGACGCCAAAAGGCGCATTTCCTTCATGGCTTCATTGCGAAGGGTGATCGCCGGATTCGGGCGCGGTGCGCTGGTTTTGCTTTTGACCGTCAGCCCGGACTTGCGGATGGCGACAACGCAGTCCCGGAACTGCTGATAATTGATGCAGTAACTTTCCAAGAGCGCCAGGTTATCCTGTGTCAGCACCCGGCGGGCAACCAGTGCCGCCCCTGCCCGCTTCCATTCAGCCTTGGCATATTGGCCGAACCAGCTTGGCACTGCGGGGATATCCTCCAGCGCGTCAGCCGCCAGCGCTATCGATTTTGGCTTATCGCCCCTCATGGATCGCGCACCAACGCTACAAACCGCAAAATAGTCTGCACAGCATTACCGTCCGGCTCCCACTGCGTATGACGATACACAAGGCGGATAGAAACCAATTCCATATCCGTGACGGCCAGGGCTGACCGGTGCAGGATACGAATGACCTCACCCGAAATATCATAGTTGCCGGAGCGGGCCTTGCCATCAGACCATATATGGATACTGACCTGTAGTTCCTGACCAAACTGCGTCTGTGTTGACCAGTCAGCACCTTCGATATCGCCGATCTCCACAAAGGGATAATCATGCCGACGCGGCGAAGCATTGAACACACCGGTAATAAGCGTGGTCAGCGCAGAATCACCATTTAGTGCTGTATATATGGCCGCATGCAGGGCCTTAGCAAAATCGGTCATAGCTTGCTCGCTTTCTCAAGCGCTGTATCAATTGCCTGGTTGATGCGCCCACGGATCTGGCTACGCACCCGTTTGAAGGCGCGGTGCAAGAAATGATTTGCAGGCTGGGCCGGGATATTATGTTTGGCTGATCCCTTGGTACCGAACAGAGTGAATTGGGCACGCCATCCCGCTTTACGCCAGTTCCGAAGGTTGCCCTTTTCCCACCAACCGACGCGAACGCTCAGCTTGTCACGCCCGAACTGTTTCTTCAGCGTATCGCGCAGTTCGCCCTCATCAACGGGCGTCTCGGCTATGACCTCCCGCTCCAGCCTGTTGCCGCCGTCCTGAACGGCACGAACGACCTCTGTCTGAATGGTATCGGGCAAGCGTCTAAGCTTACGGCGCAGACGATTGACACCGCTGATCCGCGACCTGCTCATGGCCGCCCCCCGGATACCGCCTCAATGGTCAAGAAGCGCCCGCGGCCATCGCGGTCATGCACCTTGGTGATATTGAAGTCTTCAAGGTCAAGACGCAGGCGATCTTCTGCTGTCGGAAAAATCCCTCCACCGGCAGCATGATGACGCACCGTCACCAATATGGTCTGGCTAACCTGTATAACCCCACCGCTTAGACCTTCAGAACCGCGGACGAACTTCACATCGGCCCAGAATCCGCCAATGTTCTCCCAGATCTCGATTTCGTCACCAATGTCATTGCATGTGACGGTCAAGCGATCGATGGTTACAAGCCGTGTGAATCGATAGTCAGAATGCTGAGTCATGACGGCGGAAACTCGCTATCTCTTCCTGGTACTCATGGGTCTTGGGCGGGCGTCCTTCCCAGATCGCAGTGGCCGCAATGTTGATCGCGCTCACCAATGGCATGGGGGCTTTATCCATGCTGTCGGCATAACCAACGCGCACATCCACACGGATTGGCCAGAACTTGCTGGGGTCAGTCTCGAATGCTGGAATACCGGACGGCCAACCCGCCAGCCGCCAGCGACCGTCGGGCAGCTCATGCCAGTTCAACGCGCTCAGCGGGATAGATACCTCCAGGCCGTCCTGGTCGATATATCCGAAGGCCAGTATCTCCTGCACAGGCGTCAGCGGAAGCGTGTCATAGATATCGCTCAGATGGACACGCCAATCCTGTGTCAGGATCTTCCGGTCAATCTTGTCTTCAATGATCGGGCCTGCCATTTCCAGCGACGGTGACAGCGCCCCGGCACCTGCATTGACGCGCACATAATCCTCGAAACTCTGCAGCATCCAGGCATCGGCACCCGGGTTCACATTGGTTGTAGTCAGTAGTTCAAGCCTTGGCTGCATAGTACCCTCCTAAAAAAAAGCCCCAAACCCACGGCGCAAAAAAGTTGACCTCCTCCGCCGGTCCTCTTGACACCGCCATAGGTTTTGAGGCCCCCTCCCGTTTATGGAGAAGACTTTCAACCTGATGAGAGATTGGACGGTAAGGCTTGCAGTGGGTCTGTTGATCTTCGGCAATGGCATCGTTCTTGGTGCCATTCTGGAAGCCAAGTTGAGCTTCGCCGAACACGGCGGTGATATGGCCACCTGGATAGGCTCTGTCGGCACCATAGTGATCGGTTTGGCAGCAATCATTGTCCCACTTGAATGGCAGAGGCGGTCGGCTGCCGCAGAATTTGAGGAACGAACCGCCCACCCGCGACACAACCTCGTCGAGCAGCTTTGGACTGTTAATAATACTATCGGTGATATTGTAAACGCGCTGAAAGTGGTGTCTGAAGGCGACGAAATTTCGCTCGAGCACCTCAGAGCCATCGAGTTTGCATCCACGCCTATCAATATTGAGCAATGGCGAGAGTGGTCTCAAGAACTTGGAAAAGAGGGAATAAAAGTTTCTGCCAGACTCAAAGTCATTGATTTGCTGTGGAACCAACAATTGACAGCAACAATCAAGGATGTGCCGAGTGCGCGAGCGCTTTACCCTGAAAATTCGCTCTACATAGTGAGCGATGTCGCGATTGTCAGGTCTATGATTGGCCTCGGGATACTTACAATGCAACAAGTTAAACCACTGATTGAGGCATGCGGCGAGGCTATATCCAGAGGAAGACTTATTGATTAGATTCCTCACGCTGCTTCCGGCCATTGTGGCAGGACTGGCAGAGCGCCTGCCAATTTGATCTGCGCCAGAACAGTTTCTTGTCGCCCTTGTGCGGGATGATGTGATCAACCACCGTTGCAGGGACCTGCCGGCCATCCTGCAGGCACATGACACAGTAGAGATGACCGGCGAGATACTTTTCCCGCTCGGTGCGCCATTTGTGGCCGTAGCCGCGCTGGGCTGCGGTCCCGCGCTTGGCATCGGCGCGTTGGTCGCGGGCGCGTTTGTTGGCGCGGTGGCACCGGGGGCAAAGGATCCCCGGTTGAACCACCGCACCGCAGCGACATACTCTGGGCGGACGTACAGGCACATCGCTGACCTCGCTTAGCCGATCGTCAGCTTGGCAACGGCTTCCGCCACCAGTGGCGCACCGGCCACACGGCGGCGCGCATGGAAGCGCGTCATACCATTGGCCGCCTGGCTGTAGGGGTCGCGCATGACCTGCAGCTCCACCCGGTCAAAGATCCGGTAAAAGCGGTTGAAGTCCCCAAACCAGATCGGGCTTTCGGCTGTGGCCACACCCGGCAAGTCCGGTACCTCCACAACAGGGCGGCCAAGGATGGTGGTGGTCGGCACGCCGTTCAGCCCCTGCATGTTCAGGATATACTGGTCTTGACCGTCCTTCAGCTTGCGGGCGGCGGCGATGGTTGCCCGGCTCATCATCCATGCGCCGCGCTGGGCGTATGGCGTCTTGATGGCATGGAACAGATCGATCAGATCATCGGCATCAAAGGTTCCAGCGCTTCCGCTTGTGACCTCCGTTACAGCTGCGGTGGTAAAACCGGTTGGCTTGCCGTTGCCGTCGCCGGTCACAAATGCCGTGCCCTCAGTCTGGCCAAACTCTTCGGCAAAGTCCATGCGCAGCTCTGCCTCGATATTGAATGCACTGTCTTCCAGCGCCTGATTGGACAGATCGACATAGCAGGCCATTTCATGCGGTGTGAAAGTCTGATCGCCGTAGCTCGGCTCGGTCTCGGTTCGCGCCTCAGTTTCCCCCACCCAGACAGCATTCAGGCGGCCTGTACGCTTTGGCAGGCGGGCCGTGCTGGCATTCATCTGCGACACCCGCGCCGCCTGGCGTACGGGGCTGAATTCGACAATATCCTTCACCAGCTCTGCGATATATTGCTCTGGTGCCAGAAAGCCTGCAGTGCCGCCACTGCCAAGCGTTAAATCCTTGGTCTCCATGCCGGGGGCAACAGCGCCTGTGCGCAGGAACTGGTCAAAGGCCTTGGTCTCGACATCATCCTTCGGGGCCGCTGGCACCGATGGCCGGTTCATCTTGGCTTCCAGCCCACTGATCTGGTCAGCAATCGCCTTCACGTCATCAATAGTGGCCGCTTTGGTTTCGGGCGTGCCTTGGTCTCCCGTCTTGATATCATCAGGCATATCGCCCTCCTCTTTGCTGGCTGCGACCACCGCAGCCTCTTTCAAGCTCGTAAGGCCCGCCAGTTCGTTGGCGGGAAAAGTGACGAGCGACACCTCTCTCAGATCAATTTCGGTGATGGTGCGGACACCGTTCGCCGGGTCCCGCTGCGCCGCCTTGGTGATGAACCCGATGGACAGGCCGCGCACGGCACCCGCCTTGGCCAACGCGTATTTGCTGCTGGCCTCCTGGCTATCCAGAACAAAGCGCCCTTTGACCAAAAGGCCGGTGTCGGTTTCTTCCAGCTCAGTAATGATGCCGATGGGCTGCTGCGGATTGTGCGCCCATAGAAGCGGGATGCCATTTGCTTTTGCCTCTTCAATGGACTTTGCAAAGGCACCCCGCTCCACACGGTCACCGTCCCGGTCCACATTGCCGTAAACGCTGGCCATACCTGTGAAGGCACCAGCGCTCCCGGCTTCAAATTTCATTTCATAGGTTGTCGTTTCCATCGTCTGCCTCTGTCGCTGCCCCCATATTCAGCGGACGCATGAACGCTTCGCCGCCGGCGTAATGGGGAAGGTTTTCACGGGACCGGACCTCATTGGGGTTCAGAAGTCCATTGCTGACCGCCTTGGTGTAAGCGTCCCAGCGCGCCGCCATATCGGCCTTCGCCAGCAAGTTGGTGTCGAATTCCGCATACAAAGTCTCGCGCTGATCGCGGCGGATCAGGCGCGCCCGGATGGCCTGCTGCCATGTCTCCAGCCAGGGCTGGATTGTGTAGGTAAGGAATTGGCGCCCAAGGGTCTCCGCATTGTTCAGCGTGGCCTTTTCCAGATCATTGATCAGGGTCAGCGGCACCCGAAACGCCCGGCTGATTTCGCCGATCTGGAACCGCCGCATTTCCTGAAACTGCATGTCCACGCTGTTGAACGTCAGCTGGTTGAACTTCATGCCCTTATCGAGCGGTAACAGACCCATGGAATTCTTGTGTCCAGATGTAATCGACTCCATCGCCTTCCGCAGGCTTTCCAGCGCCTTAGGCGTCAAGGCATCATCGGTTTCCAGAGTCCCCGATGGTCGCGCGCCGCGTTTCATCAGATTGGCGGCATGCCGCTCCAGCGCAGTGGATAGCGCAATGGCCTCCCGGCACTGGGCGATGGGCGCAAGTCCACCAGGTGCGGCGATTTCCAGTATCTGGTCAACACTGTAGACGCGCTCCGTGTTGTCCGTACCGCGCACCTTGTAGATCGGCGGTGCAGATGCGTTGGACTGGTCGCGGGTCACATGGCCTGCAGGCAGGTGGATCAGCTCCACCGGCTCCCCGTTACGGTCCCGATTGATAAAGGCATAGCCCCGCCCTCGTGACAGGGCGTCCATCATCATGGTGATGCGAAACTCAGCTGCTGACGTCCAGTCATTCGCCTGCCAGCGCAGCAGATCATGAAGGGCATTGCCGGTCGCTTTTTCCCGGCTTTCATCGCTCAGGCGTTCAAACAGGTTCAGCGGCAGTTGCGCCACCGTTTCGCTGATCACACGCACACAAGCATAAACAGTCGGGTTGCGCAGCGCCGCCGCAGGCGACATATCCAGCCCTGATGCGGTCTCGATCACGGGTGCCAGCGCATCCCACCAATGAGTGTCTTTCTGCTCTGGCGCGGTCTGTGATGTCTTTTTCCATGGTCCAAACATTGCCAGCGCCTCCTAAAACCTGCGTGTCCGCGCCCGTGCGACAGTCGCCAGGACCCGTTGCTCGATCTGGGGCAGAAGGGCGCGGACAGTCGCCTCGGTCGCCACCGCCACCGCCTCTTGTGGCATGTTGTAGGTAATCGGCATGTTCACGGTGACTGGTTCACTGTTAGCACCAGCGAATTGACCAGCGCTCGGCGGGCCTGTCACTGGTGTTGGGGACACCATGCCACCGCCTGCAAGGTTCAGTGTGCCTGTGTTCAGTCGCTCCAGCAGCGGGCGGAACTTCCGGGTTGCCGCAGCATTGATCACATATTCCCCATTGCTCAGCATGGCCGGTATCTTGTCATCGCGCGGGCCGCCCCGGCCTGACACATACCCACCGGATGCAAAGCCCTTTACCTGCCCACCGTCCTTGAAACCCAGCACGCTGGTAATCCCGCCCGATATGGCACCCGCCAGCGGTTGCAGCAGCGCCTGCCGCAGCGCCAGACGGGCAATGTCCTCTGCCAGGCCTTTCAGGATGTTGCCCAGGCTCTCACCGCTCAGGGCCGCTTCCTCAAACGCCCCCGCTGCGGCCTGGCCAAATTGTTCCGAAAGACGGGATGTCTGCACCAGTCGCTCTTCGGTCTTGTCCAGCAGTTCCGTCTGTCGCTCAATCGCCCGGTTGATCAGTTCACGCGCCCGCGCCTCCGATCCGGTCAATTCCGTGATGGTGGGCAGCAGGGACGCCAGACGCTGCTTTTCCTCTGCCAGTCGCTCCTCACCGCTTAGATTGGCGTCAATCACCGCCTGTGCCGACCTTCGGGCAGCTGACAGCCGATCCTGCGCTGTGCGTAGGCCCTCGACCTTCTGGGAAAGGGCAACAATGCGGTCCGCCGCCGGGTCATCCGGGTCCACACCCAGCGCCGAAAGGATCGACATCGACTGTGATGTGGCGGTCAGGCGGGCATATTCCTGTTCCAGCCGGGCCACCGCCGCCGCAGCACTGCCAAAGGCACCCGCCATCTGGTCTGCACCCTGCCCGGCACCACCGCCAGTCTGACCAGCTACGGACCCGCCCGGCTGGGATGCGGCGGCGGTGGCAGCTTGCGCGGCCTTCGCCTCCAAATCGGCGATCAGGGCCTCTTGCTGGGCAATCTGTCGGTTCAGGTCAATGATACGCGCCGCCTGGGCACCACCACCGCGACCACCGATTGCGGGCATATTCCGCAGGCGCTCTAACTCTGCCCGGTATCCGGCAAGGTCTTTCTGCGCCTGTTCCAGGCTGGGGGCGTCCTCATCAATCAGGCCGAAGAACTTGGCCAGATCCTCTGTCGCTGCAATGATATTGGGGATGGCATCGGCAAAGGCCTGGCTTAGCCGGGCGATATCATCCGCATTCTGCAGCACCGCGTTGGAAAACTGGGCACCGATAACCGAACTCAGGGTGTTGATGGCATCATTGGCGCGGCCCGCATCCCTGACCACATCCTCCTTCAGCACAATGCCCAGGCGGCGGGCGCGCTCCTCCAACTGTTCGATCCCCTCACCGCCCTTGTTCAACAGCAGGGTAAACTGGCCGCCAACGCGGTCCCCAAAAAACTGCGATGCCAGCGCCGTGCGCCGGGACTGGTTTTCAACGCCTTGTAGCTTGGTGACAATCTGGTCGAAGATCGCGCCAGTCGGCTGGATATTGCCCGCACTGTCGGCAATAGCGATATTCAATTCGCGGAAGGCCTTGGCGGCAGGCCCACCGCCGTCCTGGGCAAACAGACCAATACGGCGGCTCAGCCGGGCCATACCTTCGTCAAAGCGCTGCGTGCCCAGCCCCGCCTGCTCTGCGGCAAAGCGCAGGGACTGATAGCGCTCAATCGCGACACCGGCGGCATCCGCCGTATCCTCCAGGCTGTCTGCGGCGGCAATGGTGCGCCGGACAAAGGTGGCAAGACCACCAGCAACCGCCACCGTCGCTAATCCTGCCAGGCTTTTGGACAGGCCAGCGCCCAGCTTGTTAAAGCGCTTGTCCAGCCCACCAAGCTTGCGGTCCACTGATTTCTGGAACTTGGCAACGCTTTGGTCGCCTTGGCGCAGCTGCCGGCGCAACTGCTCCGTCGTTGCTTCAATGCGGATTAAGGCTCTATCGACATCTGTGGTCATTGTTCAGCCCCTTCCGCCATCGCAGCCCGCAAGCTGTCCACCTGATCTGCTGTAACCCCTGGCTCTTGCATGCGTCCGGTCGCCACTGCCCACCCGTGGTAAAAATCTGTAAACTCGGCGGGGGTTGCAGCCATAAGGTCATGTGGTGTCCAGCCCATCGCCCCTGCTGCCCGGCGCAGCGCGCGCCAGTCAATCAGTCCGGCGTCTTCGTCTTCGCTGCCGCTTTCGGCTTTTTTCCGTCGCCAGCGCCCCCAAGCGCACTCACCATGATGGCAATGATCTGCTCGACAACCTCCAGCGGATCATTCTCCAGGATCAAATCACCCGCCTTGTAGAGTGTGACATGGTTGCCCCCGGCCTCTGCCATATGCGTGAAACAGCGCGCCGCCACCTCAATATCACCCAGCGCCAAGCGCTGTTCGATAACCTGGTAAATCGGCAGCTTCACCCCGTCCTGAATTTGCATCAGCGCTTTAAAGCTCAGCTTCAGATGGTAGTCCACGCCGCTCAGGGTGATGATGCCGTAACCAGATGTCTGATCACCTGCGGTGTTGTTAGTTGGTGTCTTGGTCATGTGTCCGCCTTTCTAAAACCTACGCGCCAGGCGTGAAGGTGATTGCGCCGCTGCTCTCCAGCGTCAGGTTGAAGGTCAGGGCACCGTTCACCTCGCCCGTCAGTTCAAGCTGGGTCAGCTGAAACAACCCCGACCATTCGTCGCCGGAATTCACGTCAACAACCGTGTAGGCATCGATGGATCCCGAATTCATCCGGTTCTGCATTTCCTCGCTGCTGGCATCGCTGGAATAGATCCCGCTGCCGCTGATGGTCGCAGACTGAGTGCCACCGCCTGGCAATAGTTCGCGGTTGCGGCCACTGTCGCTGTTGGTGATATCAACCGTCTCGCGGCTTCGGGTAAATCCGTTGCTGATCAGGCCTGCAACAACGGTATTCGCGATGCTATCGACCTCGGTCCGAATAAGAAATTTTGAACCATCTGACATGGCTGACCTCCAAAATATATTCTGAAGTCACCATGCATGACGGGTGCGCTCGCGTATCGGTGTTTCCCGACCTTTCCCGTCAATTACAGGAATTACACGAATTACAGGCTGAGGAGATAGCCTATTTGACACTGGGTTTCCGCCAACTTGGCGGAAAGGAGTGGTGTCTGGCAACTTGCCATTCACGCCCGAGAGCCACGACCGCGCTGCCGCCCTGAATGAAGGTCGCGCCTTATTTCCGAGTGATGAGCAATTCGGACAATGGATTGAAGACAATGTGCCCCGGCAACTTGCCGGAGCAAAATTGGAAGATCACGACCGCACCGCAGCCATGTGGGCTGCTGATAACCCTGAGCAATTTCAGCTTGCCAAGGAGACGGGTAAGGCCCGGACGATCCGGGGTGTTCATGCCAAATGGTCTGTCCCAGGTTGGGACACACGAGGCCGAGCGATCCAGTCATTGATCTGAAGCATAGGCATACAGCCGCATTAGCGCTGCCATGGATATGGCTTTCCTGCCGCCCTTGAAATTTGAGAGTGCTCCCGCACTCACGTGGATCATTTCAGCCAGCTTGTTGTTTGAATATACGCCGAAACGCCGATCTGTAAGATTAATCGCTTCACGCCGAAGAATTTCCGTGAAGTTTGCGAGGATGTGGTTTGCTGCGTCGCTGACCGAAATGTCCCCGCGCTCTAGGTCCTCGAGAAGGTGTGGCCGATCCGTCTTGGACATGGCGATAAGCCTTCGGACTGTTTCCAGGTCAGCACCTGTTTGGCTGACGATCAATTGTTCAAACCTGACGACTGGAAACGGCTCCTGTATCGGAACGTCATCATCAAGGAATGGAAACGCGGGCTCCGTATCGTCAGCTGCGGATGGCGGTACACTTTCACCCCTAGTAGGTGGTATATTATATGTGTGGTCAATTCGACCACCAAGAAAATCGCTGTTGGTGGTCATTTCGACCACCATGAGGCTGTTTTTTCCTTTTTTCTCGTAGTCGTTTTGACCACCATCGTGGTCAGATTGACCACCATACGTGGTCGATTCGACCACTATGTTCTGTTTTTTTTTCTCGTTTTCAGGGCCGGAATTTTGCCAACGCATATACTCTTTCGTAGCGTCTCGACCGTTGTAACTCTCTTCTGTCAGTGTCCAGGTTGTGGCCATACGCGTAGTGAAAAGGCCCTCCCGTGACCGCTTTATAAAGCCCTTCTTCTCAAGTTCATTGAAGGCTCTGGTGACAGGTTTTGCGCTCAGATTTATGGCTTGCTGTGCATCACGATTGCTCATCGCAATGTCACCATTATTGCTGCCATTGAAGCGCATTTTAAGTTCTGTGTAGAGCGCTCTTGCGTCGGTGCTAAGCGAACGATAGGCGGCAGATTTCAGGAAGTACCTGTCAAGCTTTACGAAGCGATTATACTTATTTCGCCCTTTTGCAGTAACTTTACGGCCCACAACAGCTACCCCCTGAAATTGATTTACTTGTCGAAAAGAGTAGCTGCTTAGCTTTGGTTCCAGTGGTGATTGGCATCCAACGGATTCCCATCAACGCCAAATGCTGTTGTTTCCTCTGGATCGTTATGCTCGCCAGGCGCAGGCTTGAAAATATAACGATTACCGCCGCGTTCTAATACCTGCGAAGGATCAGTACTAGCTGCCTTCCCCGCACCCTGATGGTCACGCACATGCCAATATAGTAGGCGGATATAAGGATCTAGCGCCTCGAGCTTTCTTCTGTAATCATGTAACAGACCGCGCAGGAAAACATCCTTTTCAACACAGGACTTGGACCAGCTGAGAATTTCCCGTCCCATACCCAGGCGTTTTTCGAGTGACATCATCTCATCCCAGAGGATGTCAGATGTCATTTCTTGAATACCAAGGACCGCTCCCATTTCCTGTACGGTACTCTCAAAATCGCAAAGCAGGTCTGACGAGAGAACGTCATCAATCGAAAGGTCTTTGATATCTGGTGTTTGATGTGTCATTGTTAGATTTCCTTTGGTCTATAAGATTAGATCGATACGAGGCGTCAGGTGCGGCAACATCTGACGCCTTTTCATTTAGGCATCTGCATAGGCATGTTGCAGGCGACTGGTGACCTCTCGGCACGTATCCTGAAACTCACCTTCCAGCCGCTGAAGCGAACTGGCCAGCTTGGCAAGCGATCCTGCAATAAGATGTAATTGCGCACCCATATCAGGATCCGCCTGGGTATCATTCAACAGCTGAACAAGTTTTGAAGCGCCATCGATGTCGAGGGCGATATCACCAAGATCACCGGTGCGCTCAGATATCCGTACATGCATCTGGCTGGTAATGTTCAGAAGTTGGCCCACAGTAGGCCCGTCGTGTTCTTCCATGATTTAGTCCTTTCTGGTCATGCGTGATAAAGCGCGTGCTCATCAACAAGCGATCGTAGTTCTAAAAGTTCTGAATCGGTGACAATCAGACGACCTGTATGGCGACAGGTCTGAATATGCCCACGTTCACTGAGCGCATAGATACGTCGCACCTCTTTCGGGCTGTCACCCCCAAACAAAAAGAGTGCAATAGCCTTTGCACCGGTCAGAGCAATCTTATCGCCCATATCTTAGCCCTCCGACGTGACGCGGCACTTGGCGATATACTCGTCAAGATCCTTGATGAAGTAATAGACACGGCGGCCAAGCTGAACACGGGCGGGGCCTTTACCAGCGCGGTGTAGTTTGGACAGTTGCGGCCTTGAAAGGCCAAGATACTGGGCAGCACCTGCCTGCGTTGTGCGCCCATCTGGTGTTTTGGGAATAGGTATTGTCATAAAGACCTCTCTCGATGTTTTTACCGGTATGAACATTCATAATGTTTATACGTGTGTCAACATTTTTTAATGACATATGATTTCTCAAGCAGTAAATCGGTTTATGGAGGTGCTTATGGCAGGAAAAAGAGTTTCAATAGGCTTCAGAACAACAGAGAGGATCAGAGAGCTTTTGGAAACCCAGGCCCAGGAAAATGGGCGATCACTGAGCCAAGAGGCTGAATATCGCCTTGAGCGCTCCTTCCAAGACGATATGTGGCTTGAGCTCTTTTTCAGAGATCAGGAATTTTCAAATATTCTGCGGCAGTTTGCTGGTATTCACGAGAGGCTGCTCAAGGATTTCGAGAACTATGACCCGGACAAGTTTGCTATCACAAATGATCGAAATTCAGACTTACGACTGGTAATGACCCAAGCACTGCAAACAGTGCTAACTCAGACCCTAGTCGGCGCAGAGTCCTACGGCTTGATGAAAGAATTTGCGCTTCTAGAGCTTGAAAAAACCATGCGAATTGAAGAGAGGTCTACGGCTAACAGCATGTTGCCCGACTTCATTTATGTGTATTCCAAGTCGGTTAAAGCACTACTTGAAGCCAGCGAGGAACATACTGCTGAGGGAAACATAGATTATTTTTCTGAAAATTTAGCACAAGAGGTACACTTTAAAATTTTCTGTGACAAATTGGAGGAAATCATACCCCCGAAAAAACATAAAGATACGGAGCTTATTGATCTACGTATATTCCGCAATCTTTTTACTATACTAGCTCGACTACATATAAATGATCGATATCGCTCGGATGCACATAAGTACCTTATCGAGAATTACTCTGATTTATTCAAAATTGACTTAGACAACTGGCTTTTAAAGACGTCCGATGACTGATTACCGTCTTGAACAATACCGGGGCAAATGGGGCTTGATCTGGAAGGACGGCGACAAGTGGCGGCGTCAGTCGCTGGGCCTTGCGGTCACTGATACTGACGAAGACCAGGCGCGGATACAGGCGGCCATCGCCTGGCGGCGAATGGGCCACAGCGCAGAGCCGGAAACCGATGCCTGGACCTTCAATGATGTGTTTGAGCGGGTGAAAGCCGACCTAACAATGCGCGGCAAAAGCTATGAGCGCAATGCCTATCACTGGAAGAATGTCGGCGGCGAATTCGGGCACTTGCTGGTGCAGGACATCGAGGAAGGCGAGATATACGAATATATCAGCCAGCGCATCGACGGCGACGGGGCCAGCCGCTCCACGGTGTCGGATGAAATGAGCCTGCTGCGCCGCTGCGCCAAGATGGCCTTCGACAATGCCTGGATATCCGGAAAGGCCCCGAAGGTGCCCAACTGCGGCAAGGCACCACCGCGGGATTACTATCTGACCAAGCCGATGTTTGCCCAGCTGCTGAAGGGGTGCGTATCGCCGCATGTGCGCCTCTTCTGCATCATGGCCGTCACCACCGCAGCACGGCCAGGGGCCATATTGGGCCTGACCTGGGACCGTGTGGATTTTGACGCCGGCGTAAATGGCCAGATCAACCTTTGGGACCCGACAGAGGAAGTCCATGCCACCAAGGGCCGGGCCATCGTGCCGATGAACAGGCTGTGCCGGGATGCGCTGCTGGAGGCCTACAGGATAAAGCTGGGGGACTATGTGGTCACCTATGACGGCACCTCCCGGATCGCCAGTATCAAAAAAGGTGTCTATGCGGCTGCCAAGCGCGCCCAGATCGAATGCAGCCCCTACTGGCTGCGACATACTGCAGGTGTATGGATGGCAGAGGCGAATGTACCCATGTCGGTGATCTCGCAGTATATGGGCCACAGCAGCACAAAAGTGACCGAAAAGCACTATGCACGCTACTCGCCAGACTATCTGTCAGGGGCCGCTGCAGCGCTGGATATAGACATTTCAGAATGTCAAGAGGGGGCCGTTGTTCAAATTGAACAACGAAAGCGCAGGCTGGCCTGA